CGGCAATTTATAATGATATGGGAATATTGCCCTCAATAGGCGAATTAACTGTTAATAAATATGAAACTTTTTGGAGCCCATTTAATCTTAATCCTGCGGCAGCCATCGGAACTTTTCTTAGTTCTCTCAATTCTCTTGGCGAAGGCGGCGATTTGTTTGATAGTGATAAAAAGCCCGGATTACAACTTGCGCTCGAATATGAAGACCTTGTTGTTGGGGGAGAAACCGTGATGATGACCGTTCGAAAGATGACGAATTCTTTCCTCGTCCAAACCGCAGGTGATCCGCCCGAATACGAAGAAGAGCAGGTACCCGTTCAGGTTATTAAAGATGCCGTTCTACAAAAACTTCCTGACGCCCTCGATGGTGCATGGGCCCACGTTCGAGATCGTCTTCCTGACACTTTCGTTAACCCATTGGCAGGATTTGGTGTAGTAGAGTGGGATTTTTGGAGCCAAGAGATACTTAAAAAGTCCACATCTAGAATTAAGAGAATATTTAAATCTTATTATCATTCAAAGGGTTTTAGTCTTGATACGGCTTTTGGAGAATTTGTAAGTCCCGGCGAGTTGTTAAAGAAAGAACTCAAGGCAATGTTAAGGCCCGCCCCCGGAGTTCGACAAGTACCATACTGGATGCGCGGCCGATTAAGAACTAATCCATTTGATGCCAATGGAAATGTATGCGAAAATGATTGATGATAGTATTTATAATAAACGAGGTAACGTAATATGTCCAGCTTAGCAATAGCCCTTCCATTGACGAAGGATTCAGGAGATGGTTATACTTCGATTAAAGATATCAAAAGTATGATTAAACAAAATTTTAAGATGCTTATCCTCACGGTACCGGGCGAAAGAGTTATGGTCCCCGAATATGGTGTTGGCATGAAGACATATTTATTTAACCAATTTAATGACAATACCTATGCAGAAATAGATTCAAAAATAAGAGAGCAAGTTAAAACTTATATGCCTTTTATTAAGATTCAAGAGATAATAACTAATTCGCAAAGTCAAGATATGAATTTGCTAGGATTATCTATTAGATATTCCATTCCCAGATTTGGTGTAACAGATTTGTTAGAAATTACTATTTAAGAATTGAGGGTTTTTTATGGCCGATGAACAAAAAAAGATAGTACCTATTGATTACACTCATAGAGAATTCAACTCAATTCGTGATGATCTCATACAGATAGCAGAAAGATATTATCCTGATACCTTTCAAGATTTTAGCGAAGGCTCATTTGGGGCAATGATGGTAGACGCGGTTGCCTATGTGGGAGATCAACTTTCTTTTTATTTAGATTATAGTGTTAATGAAACGTTTTTAGATACTGCGTATCAATTTGATAATGTATTAAGACAAGGAAGGATTTTAGGATATAAATATACTGGGCGCCCCTCCACTTTTGGTAAAGTTGCCTTGTATGTTTTGGTTCCGGCTTCTTCAACTGGCTTGGGGCCCGATAAGAACTATCTTCCGATTATGAAGCGAGGCTCTAGATTCACATCGGATACTGGATTGAACTACGTCCTTACAGAAAATATTGACTTCGGTGATCCTAAAAATCCGATTGTTGCCGCGAGAACAAACACAGCAACTGGCGCCCCAACTTATTATGCGATTAAGGCGTATGGAAATGTAGTCTCTGGTTTTTTCAGCCGCGAAAAGATAAAAATGGGAGCATACGAGAGATTCAAAAGAATTGGCTTACGTAATTCGAATATTTCGGAAATTATTTCTATTATGGATTCGGATGGGAATGAATATTTTGAAGTAGATTATCTATCACAGGATATGATATTTAAAGAAATATCAAACAAGAACTATAGAGATGACAATGTACCATCAATTTTAAAACCATATTTAGTTTCACGAAAATTTGTTGTAGAGAGAGGGCGAAATAACATAATTATTCAATTTGGAAGTGGAAATCCAGGCGCCTCAAATGTCATAGCTGATCCCGCCGCAGTCGCTTTAAATATCTTCGGGAAGACTTATGTAACCGATACCACCTTTGATCCGACAAAATTAACTAAGAACAAAGAACTTGGGATTGTTCCTTCGAATACAACTTTAACTATAGTATATCGAGTCACCAATCCTACTAATTCTAATTTAGCAACAAATTCATTAACAAAAGTTTCTAATGCTGTATTGGAATTCAAAAATAGACATTTACTAAATGCTAGCGAAATTAATACAATTATGACATCTGTTGAAGTAGCAAACGAAGAGCCTATAGTTGGCGATGTAACAAATGCAACCACAAGCGAGATTAAAAGAAGGATTTTTGATACATTTCCGACACAGAATAGAGCGGTAACTCAAGCTGATTATGAAAATTTAGCATATCGTATGCCGGCTAAATTTGGCTCCCTTAAAAGGTGTTCTGTTCAAAGAGATCCAGACTCAGAAAGACGGAATCTGAATATGTATGTTATTTCTGAAGACAAATTTGGCAAGCTTACAGTTTCTAATACAACTATAAAAAATAATTTAAAAGCATGGCTGAATCAATATAGAATGATAAATGATACAATTGATATTTTAGATGCCTTTATTATTAATTTCGGAATTGAATTTGTGATCACCCCAGCAGTTGGTGTTGACAAATATGATGTATTGCAGGCTTGTGTGGCACAATTAAAGGATCGATATAGTAATCATTTATATATTGGTGAGCCGATTCACGTCACAGATATTTTTACCGAATTGAATAAAGTCAGGGGTGTTCTTGATATCGTTAAAGTAAAGATAGTAAATAAAAGCGGGACTGGAGCCGCAACTAGTTATTCCGGAGTGCAGTTCGATATAAACGATAATATGTCTCCGGATGGAACTTATATTATTATTCCAAAAAATGCTGTTGCAGAGCTTAAATATTCTTCAGTAGATATCAAGGGAAAAATTAGATAATGGGAATTAGACAATATTCAGCTTCTACTGATACAACCATTGTTAACGCTTATGAGCCCAACTTAAGAACACGCGCTACTGGCGCCAATGGCGGGCTAGCTGACGTTTTAGAAGTATATTCAGTTTATGGTCGTCAAACTACTAGTTCTCAAGAACTTTCAAGAGTTCTTATACAATTTCCTATATCAAAAATTTCTTCCGATAGAACTGCCGGCGCAATTCCCGTAAGTTCTAGTGTAAACTTTTATTTAAGAATGTTTAACGCCCAACATTCAAAAACAGTGCCGGCTGATTATAAATTAGTTATAGCGGCTATATCTCAATCTTGGCAAGAAGGCGTTGGACTTGATTTAGAAACATATAAAGACGAAACAAAAGGCAATTCTGGCGCCAATTGGATGTCTGCTTCTAATACGGCTGCTTGGACAAATGTTGGTGGAGATTATATAAGCAGTTCCGGACATATATTTAGTCAATCTTTTAGTACTGGATTAGAAGATTTAAAAGTAAATATAACAGATCTTGTTGAAAGGTGGATCGCTGAAACTGATGTGGCAGCTTACGGTGTAACCCAAGTAAATTATGGCGTTGGAATTTATCTTTCTTCAAGCTATGAAGCACAATTTTCAAGTTCAACTGGACTAAATAGCGGTAGTGTGATCCACAATCCGGATGGCGCCACCAAATCATATTATACAAAACGTTTTTTCGGAAGAGGTTCACAATACTTTTTTAAGCGTCCTGTGATAGAGGCACGATGGAATTCGACAACCAAAGATGATCGGGGTAATTTTTATTATAGTAGTTCTTTGGCTCCTGGCCCTGATAATTTGAATATAATTTATCTTTATAATTACGTAAGGGGAGAACTGAAAAATATACCCGGTACCGGCACGGGCGAAATTCGCGTAAGCCTTTATTCGGGTTCTTTGGATAATTCATCACCATCCGGCTCTAAATTAGCACTATATGATGGTAATGCAAATATTACCGGCGGCTACGTTTCCACTGGTATTTATTCAGCTTCCATAGCCATCACGGCTGCAGCCACTCCGCTAACAAAGTTATTCGATGTTTGGCATACTGGTTCTCCAGGGGGAGTAGCTACGAAGAATATTGAATATTTCACTGGTTCTATAACGCCCACTGTATTGAAGGCAGCACAGTCAGTTTCTAAGCCAACTTATTATTTAAATATTACAAATTTAAGAGACAAATATCGTGCTGACGAAACAGCTAGATTCAATATATATATCAGAGATAAAAATTGGAATCCAACTGTTTATACAGTAGCAAACACAAATCCAGAGAGTACAACAATCATGAGTGCTTCTTATCGAGTATTTAGATTGCTTGACGGCTATGGGGCAGTTTCTTATGGAACTGGATCTGATTTACATACACAATTATCATATGATGTATCCGGCAACTACTTTGATTTTGATATGAAATTACTTGAGCCAGGATACGCATATGCCTTCAAGTTGGCCTTCTATGATAGCGCACTGGTTTCTTGGGTCGAACAGCCCGAAGTATTTAAGTTCAGAGTAGAAAGTTATGAGTATTAAAAAGCTTTTTAATTCAACAAATAAATCAAGAAATTATTTATCAAATACTAACGAGAAAGATGTATTTGAAGATGTTGAATCTGAAAAAAATGTCCGCGCACTTAAAACAAAACAGGATGCGTTTGTACCTCAAATAGATTATTCTGAACCAGCTAATTTCGCGAAATACGGCTCTGCTTATCTATATTATAAATCTGCCATTGAGTATATTCATGATTATTATCCTTATGATGGCTCTGGTGCCGAGATTAATGAATTTTATAATAAACTTCTTAATATTGAAAAATATATTTTTGATAGTTCATATCCTAGAACAAACGGCCACATTAAATTAAGCGCCGGCGGCTGGGGTTCACTAGACGGCTCTTTATCGGCCGGCTATGGCACACCCGCTACTTTAGAATATATTACTTTCTTTGGGGGCCCCAACACATCATCTTATACCAAGCTAGCAGAAGCCTTTAACAATCCAACAAATAGTAAGACCCAATATTCGAACATATACGATACAGATATTTATACCGCTGCGGGATTACCATCAGATTATGCTTCTGGTTCTCGCGAATCCAATCTTAAGTCAGACTTTGATAATGGCGTGACTGTCGAATTCTGGCTTGAAAAAGCCGCCTTCACGAACGCTAAAACTGAAAAAGAAGTTATCTTTGACATGTGGAACAATGAGGCTTCTGGAAGTGCCGGCTATGGTAGAATTAGAGTAGAACTAACTGGTGCCTCCACAGGATCTCCGTTCTTGGTTACAGTGTTATCGGGCACATCTGGTATATACCAGCAATCAATCGGTGCTGATTTAACTACCGGCTCCCTAACTTCATTCCAGCATTATGCAATTAATTTTTATAATTCAGGTAGTTCTTTTGTTACTAGAATGTATGTTAGTGGGGCTTTAAACGATTCAAATACAGCCTCTGTTACTTTAAATGCATTAAAAAGTAAAAATATGATGGGACGTATTGGCGCCCTGCTGACAGCTAGCGCCTCGCCCGCTGGGCCCGTTGGTGCTGCTTG